CAAACATCCGGATGTTTATTTAATGATGATAAATAGCCACGAAATGGCTAAAAAGGATGGAGTAGTCTATAGTCTTTATGGACGTCCAAGACGAATGCCAAAAGCTAAAGAAATAAATGAAATATTTGGCAATGTAAGTCATAACGAATTACCATACGAATATAGAAATATTCTTAATCTTTCTATGAATCATAGGGTTCAATCGTCAGCAGCCTCAATCATGAATAGAGCAGCAATAGCAGTTCACGCACATAAAAAAGAAAGACCAGAATGGAAAGAAGTTAATATTGTGTTGCAGGTTCATGACGAATTGATTTTAGAAGGCCCTAAAGAATTAGAATCAGAAATGTGTAAAATCCTTAAAGATTGTATGGAAAATACTACTATATTGCCTGGTGTTAAATTAATAGCTGAACCTAAGTCTGCGTATTCATTAGCAGATTTAAAATAATGAATTTAGTGAAAATATTATTGACACTGTTTAAAATATATACTATAATTGTTTAAAGAGGTCTAAATTAGAATGATGACATTAAAGAAATTAGTAAAACAAGCTTTAGGCTATCTACCTTCTCGATTACCAGTAGGTATGACTGAATTTGATAGTTGGGCACAAGATTTTATGGCTACATATGATCTTGCTACAGAAGATGAAACATCTATTAAATGGGTTTTAGCAAGTTTGATCGTTGCATTAAAACCAGGAACAGCATATCTTTCAAAACGTTATTTTTATCTTCATATCCAAGCTGCAGCTGCCAAGCAAATTGCTAGTGCGGTGTTTCAAGATATTAAAAATAAACAGCTCGAAGCTAATAAAGCAAAAGAAGTAAACGCATCCAATGACTCGGCAGTCTATTAAAAAATTAAAAAAAATATGGGAAAAAAAGCTAGTTGAGTCTGGTTTTGAAGATCATGAAGTCGAACTAAGAAATGGTACTAGGCTTCTTAAATGGTGGTCGTCTGTAGATAGTCCAATAGATGAAAACTTATACAACCATAAGTACGATGAATTTGCAGATAAAGTAAAAAGAACTAAAGAATACTATAGGTTAGCAGGGCATTTTCTTTACGACTATAAATTTAAAAACGCTACAGAAAAAATGATTTGGAAGCTTCATAGTGAGGGTTTAGCGTATAGAAAAATTTCTGAACTCTTAAACAGAGAAAAGTTAGGAAAAACTACGATTCTTATAAAAATAAGAAAGTTACAAGTTGAACTTAAGAAATTTTATAGTTTATGACCGATCTTTATTTTATAAGAACTAGCAATCCTGATGACCAACCGTTTATCTACTCAACGTTTTTGCGTAGCTTGTATTATGGCAATTCATGGTTTACTCTTATCAAAAAAGATAGTTTTATGAAAAACTATCATAGAGTAGTTGAAGCATTATTGCAAAATAGTCAAATTGATGTTGCTTGTCTTAAAGAAGACCCCTCAGTAATACTAGGATATGTAATTCATAGAGCAAATTTACTACATTTTGTATTTGTTAAAAAGGTTTGGCGTAAAATAGGTATTGCAAAATCTCTTATTCCAAGTAAAATAGATACAGTCACTCATTTGACTAAACAAGGCATTTTAATGCTGAAAAAAAATAATTGGGAGTTTGATCCCTTTTCATTGTAGGAGAAAAAATGGAAAAACCTTTAAGAAAACTAAGTGAAATTGAAGCAGAGTATCAGCAACTGTGCGTTAAAGCAGGTCATCTACAATATACGATTGCAGTTATTTCTGATGATCTTAAGACCCTTAATGAAACCCTAAAGGATCTTAATTTAGAAGCTGCAGAAGCCAAAAAAGCTGAAGATGCAGCGAAAGATGCTGAGGTAAAAAATGAAGGTTAAGTATGTAAAGTTGCATACCGCTTTGCAAGTACCTAATGCTGGCGACTTAGGATTTACACTTCCAACTGCATCTAAGGCTATTTTAAATCTTAAAATGAGTTCATTAGCAGAAGGTGTTGCTGTTTCTTTTGCAGTAGAAGATCCCAAAAGCAAAAAGAAACTTAACAAATTTAATATGTTAATACCCATGGTAAACATTAAATATCTCCTTTTTGACGATGAAGAAACTGATTCTAACTAGCAAAAAAGACGAAAACGGAATGTATCTTAAAGATTCCGTAAAGCCAAACACTTTAGAACAGGATGATTCTAAAGATGATATATCATTGGACGATATTGCAAAACGGATTGTTTTGGCACTTGATAGGGCTACCAAGCAACTTCTCACTAGTATAACCGCTGGCGACGTCAGTAGAGAAGTTATTGGTAGCCTTAAAGATTGTGAAACTATGCATCGAGAGCTAGCAAAGAAAGAAAAAGAATTTCTTGAAAATGCATCTGATGAACAACTTCAAAAATTATTAAAATGATAGTTTCTTCAAAAGCCATTAAAAAAGCTTTAGCAAAGCGCCAAATCAAAGAGGTAGTGCAATTTAACCTCGCTGATTTTTTATTTAAAGAACAGCTAGCTTTTGTATTAGATACTTCACCTAATAAAATAGCCATGTGTAGTCGAAGAGCGGGCAAAACTATATCTTGTGCTGCTGATCTTATACATACAGCTATAACTAATAGAGATGTAGTATGTTTATATATTACGTTGAGCAGAAACAATGCTAAAAAGATCATCTGGCGAGAACTTAAACAAATAATTAAAAATTACAATCTTAAAGCTACTTTAAACTTATCAGAGCTATCAATTACTTTAGATGATACAGGTTCTATAATCTATTTGTCAGGCGCAAAAGATACTAGTGAAATTGAAAAGTTTAGAGGTATGGCTCTAAAGCTTGTTTATATCGATGAGGCACAGTCTTTTAGGGCTTATATTAAAGATCTTATAGATGACGTATTGTCTCCAGCTCTAATGGATTATAGCGGTACTCTTGTGCTTATAGGCACGCCTCCTCCAACGCCAACAGGCTATTTCTGTGAAGCCTATGAATCGGCTAAAGGTTGGTCTAGGCATCATTGGACGTTTTGGCAAAATCCTTTTATTATTAAAAAGTCTAAACAAACTCACCAACAAATGTTAGAACGTGAATTAGTCAGACGAGGTGTAGCAGTTAACGATCCTTCGATACAACGTGAGTGGTTTGGAAAGATTACGCTTGATACCAATTCTTTGTTAATTCACTACAACGAAGGTAAGAATCATTACGATGAACTTCCAAATATAATGCCTAATGAATGGCACTACATAATGGGGATTGATATCGGATTTGACGATGCTGACGCTATAGCTATTATTGCTTGGCACGAATCGACTCCTAATATCTATTTGGTTGAAGAAAAAGTAGTTCCTCAACAAGGCTTAACTGAATTAGTTGAACAAATTCAATATTACGATAAGAAATATAAGATTCAAAAAATGGTGATCGACCAAGGTGGACTAGGTAAAAAGTTAGCTGAAGAAATGAGAAGACGCCATTCAATCCCTGTACAGCCTGCAGATAAAGCACGTAAATTTGAATCTATAGCATTTTTTAATGATTACTTACGAACTGGTAAATTTAAAGCTAAAAAACTGTCAAAATTTGCACAAGATTCATATCTTGTAGAAATAGATCGTGATAAAACTACATCAGAAAAGATTAAGATATCTGACCGCTATCACTCAGATATTATAGATGCCGTTGTATATGCTTTTAAAGAGTCACCTGCATTCACTTATGAAGCTCCTAAAAAAGGTCCAGTTTACGGCACAAAAGAATGGGCTGATCAACAAGAAGATGAAATGTTTGATGCAGCACAAGATTTCTTTAAAAAACAGCAAGAATACGAAGATTTGTATTAAATTCAATTAAAAGTGAGCAAAAAGTCACTAATAAGGTCATTTTGGAGACTTTATTGTGCTTCCTTTTATTAAAGCTAAGAAACTAGGCGGATCTGATTCAGGCAGTGTTATTTTTAGAAAGCCAGATGAATCCGAAATGCCTGAAGATAAAGAACGTCATGAAGACCATGCACTTGAAGCAGTAGCACAAGAAATCAGAGAAGCCTTAAATGCTAGCGATAACAAAGCTTTATCCCGCGCCTTAAAAGCATTTTTTGAAATCTGTGATTCAATGCCTCATGAAGAAGGCGAACATTTAGAAGAGGACAAAGAATAGTATATGCCTTTAATGCACGGTAAAAGTAAAAAAGCCTTTGAACACAATGTAGAAGCTGAAATGCATGCTGGAAAACCTCAAAAACAGAGTTTAGCAATTGCTTATTCTATTAAACGCAATGCACGTAAGAAAATGTCTAAAGGCGGTAAAGTTGGTTACGCTGATTTAGGCGACCAAGTAATGGATAACAAAAGCTTAGATGCTGACGACCAAGACATGGAAATGTCTAAGAAAATGATGGACGTCGAGCAAAGACTCTCCAAAGGTGGAAAAGTTGGTTATGCAGACCTTGGCGATAGCACCATGGATGATACTAGTTTAGACGCCGATGACCAAGAAAAACCAATGCATAAAGTCAGCATGGAAGACGATAGTCGTAAAGCAGCTATGGATGAACCTACCATGGATCATGATGAAGATCGACATGGCCTTGAAATGACTGAACAAAAAGATCCTGAAGATGCTATCGATCTTAAAACTGGTCGAGTTAAGTTTTCTGAAGGCGGCCGCATCGATGTAATGCCTGAATATGAAGACATGCCTAAATCACGTGTAGATCGTATTATGCAGAACAGAAAACGTTTTGCTGACGGCGGATTGGTTGACACTAATGCACGTGAAAGCAAAAATGTAGAAGATGATCTTTCTTTTGATGCTCTTCGTAAAGAACTCTATCCCGAGCATGAAGCTATGGAAGAGCTTGACTATGATGTAAGCCATTCTCCTGGCGTCGACAGCGAAGAAGAGCATAAACGAGATAAATACGGACGTGTAGATCGTATTAGAGCAAAACTACGCAAATAGTTTAAATAAAACCTTAAATGTAAACCGGAAGTTTACAAATAGGAAAAGAAGTAAACTAGCATGGATCATAAGGATTTGAAAAAACTAGCTAAGCTTTGTAGATCATTAGGTATTTCACATTTCAAATGTGAAGACTTTGAATTTACTTTATCTGCTTCTGAGCCTACAAAACGTATTAGAACAAATAAAAAGAACGTAGATGCTGGTCCAGTAGTAGGTCCTGACTTAATGACTGACTCAATAACTGAAGATCAACTTCTCTATTGGTCTACTGCAGGAGTTGAACAATAATGAAAATCTCTCCTAAAAAGACTACAGACACTGTAAAAGTCTTTCAAACTAGAGAAGGTGCTCCTGATAAATCACAATACAAGTGGTGGTTAGCTGGTAATGACAAAGACATGTGTGCTCAGCTTGTTGCTACAGCCGCATATCTTAAAGAAAATCAAGTAGCTAGACAAAGACAAACAGCTATCTATGCAAGATTATACGGAAATCATTCATTATTTAGCTTTGCTGGCACCAATATGACAAAGCTAGATAATAGCACAGGGTTGCCAGAGTCTAGGCCTACTTTTAATTTAGTGCAATCAGCTATTGATACTCTTGTTGCTAAGCAATCTCAAAATAGACCACAACCTACTTTTTTAACAGATGACGGCGACTATAAAGAACGTAGAAAAGCTAAACAACTAAATAACTTTATTTTAGGTGAATTCTATAGAACTAAAGCTTATGAAAAAGCTATTAAAGTTCTTAGAGATGCTCTTGTGGTGGGTACAGGCGCATTAAAAGTATTTAAGACAGAAGACGATAAAGTACAGATTGAACGAGTACTATTTACAGAGTTATTTGTAGACGCTAATGAAGCTATTTATGGCGATCCCAGACAACTGTATCACATCAAATTGATGGATCGTAAGGTCTTAGAAGAAATGTCTGGCAAAAAGAGCATTGTTCAAGATGCAGAAACAGCTTTTCCAGATAACTCTTCTGATTCAAGTAAAACAATTGCAGATTTAGTCATGGTAGTAGAAGCATGGCATCTTCCAAGCGTAAAAGGTGCTAAAGATGGTAAACACACTATCGTATGCTCTTCAGGTGTTCTTTTTAAAGAGACTTATGAGAAAGAGACTTTCCCATTTGTATTCATTCCTTATTCAGACAGGATGTATGGATTCTGGGCTCAAGGATTAGCTGAACAGCTTATGGGCACCCAAATGGAGATTAACTCTCTATTAATCCAAATCTCTAGAGCCGTAAAGCTTATCGGAGTACCCCGTATATTCGTCGAGAAGGGCTCTAAAGTCGCTAAAGCACACTTCAACAATGATATAGGCACAATAATCGAATATAGTGGCGTAAAACCCATTTATGAAGTCGCACCGTGTGTTCCAGGAGAGGTTTACCAACAGCTAGAGCGTCTGATTAAGTTTGGATATCAACAAGCCGGTGTATCTGAGATGCAAGCAGGATCTGAAAAGCCTGCAGGTCTTAACTCAGGCGAAGCTCAAAGAGTCTATGACGATATCTCTACTGACAGATTTGCTCTCTTAAGTCGTAGGTATGACAATCTTTTCATAGACTTAGCTTATCAAATGATTGATAAAGCTATTGATATTGCTAAAGAAACTGGCAAAGGTTACTCCACTGTATTCCCCGACAAACAAGGATCTAAAGACATCGACCTTCCAGACGTCGAAATGCTTAAAGATCCCTTTGTAATTCAATGCTTTAACATGTCTTCGTTACCTAGAGATCCAGCCGGCAGACAACAAAGGATCATCGAATGGATGCAAGCAGGGATTCTGTCCATTAAAGAAGGCCGAAGATTAATGGACTTCCCAGACTTACAACAGGTTGAAAACCTAGCTAACGCCTCTGAAGAACGTATTTATCAATGTTTAGATGTAATAGTAGAAGATGGTGAATACACCCCACCAGATCCTTTTATGGATTTAGCTACAGCCGAGCAGTTAGCAGTACAGTATTTCAATTTATATTCAGCTAAAAAGCTAGAGCCTGAAAAGCAAGAGATGCTAATGAACTTTTATAAACAAGTTCAGTTGTTAAAACAAGCAGCTATGCCTCAAATGCCTTTGCAAGGAATGCAACAGAATCAACCAATGGCAGCGCCTGCACCTCAAGCACAAAGCCAATTACTTCCTAATGGATCTATAGGATGAGTATATGCGATTAAATATAAATGATTTATATAATAATTACATAGATTTAATTCAAGAAGATGAAAAAGGTGTTCCTTTTACCATTATTGAGATTGGTAATGGGCCTGAAGCTTTAGCTAGATGGCGAGCTCAACGTAAAGCTGAAGTAGACGCTTATAACGCTGCAATGGCTCCTACTAGAGAATTACGTAAACTCAATGTATTAGATCAAATCATGAAGAATGTGGACTATAAGACTAACAACAATGAAATTCGT